ATCTTAAAGGTGTCATTTGCTTGAGGAGCTGTAGTTAATCCATCAACGACTAAACTTGTTCCGCTTTGACTTCCACCATTAACTAGTACCGTTCCGTAAAAAGGTACATTAATTTTAACATAACCACTGCCCGATGTCTTATATACAGAGGCGTTTTTAGAAACTAATGAAAAGTCACCGCACACATACACACCTAGTGTGTCGTATAAAGAAGAGTAGGATACAAAAGTTAACCCTGCCCCATTTGAAGGGCTAGAATCTAGTGCTTCCTCTAAAGTAAGCGTAGCTCTTTTATAAATAGAATCATAACTAACGCCGCCACTGGCTATAGTATAGGTACCTGTTACACCTGCTATGGTAAAAGTATCGCCTACTTCTGGTGTTGTGTAAATGTTAGCAATAATTAAAGTTGTACCTGACTGACCTGCTCCATGTACAACAGGATTACCATACGCCGGAATAAGACTATTGTCATATTTAGTATAGCCTAAAATCCTACGATAACCACCCTCGATAGAAGGTTCAAAGTTACGTAATATCCTAGCACTGCCGGGTGCGTTTATACCCTGTTGTAAAGGGCTTAAATTTGTAATTAAGCCGCCCCTAAATTCAATAGGGTATGTTTGCCAACTATCTTCTGCCATCTATAGTGAATCCAATGATGAGCCTACGTTGGTAGATGCAGATCCTAATCTGCCCGATACACTTTGATTTCTAGCAATCATATATGATCTTAGGTAATACGTTCTATTAATTAACATACTACGCATCTGTTTAATACTACCATCAAATTTTTGTTGTGATACGCTTGCATCCTGAGTATTACCTCTAAATAAATAAGCGTAATACATTGCACCATCTACAATAACATGTTTAAAGCGTTCTGGAATATCTGGTACGTCTGTCTCATTAACTAAATCTACTGGTATTCTATAGTACTCATAGACAACTGTGTAAGCCTGATCTGGAGCTGGAACCATACCATATTCTAAAGAAGGGGCATGAAAAACAAACCTAGGAAGCTGCCTTCCATTTGCATCCGCTTTATATTCTTGCTCTACAAACTTCTGTAAGTACTCATCGTAATCTAAAAGACCTAAACGAACAGTATTATTACCTAGGGTGCTATCTTCTTTAATTCTAAAACTATCAAAGTCAATTACTTTAGCATTGTTTGGAAAAGGGTATCTTGTCGTACCTGCCACAAGAGTATCTTCTTGTGTAACATGATTGAAAGGCCATTCATACTGCGATTGATTAATGTGCCGTAAAGAAGCATTAATAGCATCTTTTGCATGGGCATAAAAACCCGTAGCCGTAGAAAAATTATTTGAAGTCAATTCTACTTCATTTAGTCTTCTATTTACTTCGTTTACTAATCCAATATAATTATATGCCATTATTTTTCTCTTATAACAAGCTTAATAGAACGCTCAGCTGTACTGCCTGTGCTGTCGGTCATATGACAAAAGAATGTATATTCTCTATTTGTTTCACCGCCGCCCAAATTAATTGTAGCAACAGTTGCTGTATTTGTTTGACTTACGTTTTGAATACTATCTGTTACAGTAGAAAAAGCTGTTGCACATAGCTGTTGAAATTGTCATTATAAAGATATTTTAAATAAAAAAAAGGGAAAGGCGATGTTTTCACACAACCTTTCCCTCTCTCTTGCATTACGCTAAAGCGTCACGCGCTACTTCATCAGCACCTAGTGTACCAAGATCGCTTGCATCTACTAGAACCGCCCATACACGAATGACACCAGCAGTCGAAACTGTGGTAGCAGCCTGTACTAGAACGTCAATAGTATCTGCAGCAGAACCGATAACTACTGGCTGAAAGGCAGCAGCATTTTGGGCGTAGTCACCAGCAGACGCTGAGTCAAAGGCAAAACCATCGACAAAAACATCTGCATCTACGCCGGTTACACCAACATCAAGAACAGTACCAGTACCACCGCTAGGAGCAGTGGTAACTTCAACGCCTGCATTTAAAATGACAGAACCTGCTGGTACATTGATTGCTTCAATGACATCGGCAGCAGCTAGTGCTGAGCCCTTAGCAGTGGCAGCAGCAGCAAAGTCAATGCTTGCTTGCACGACATAAGGTTGACGACCGCGCGCACCAGAGCCACGAACGGCAGGATCAAGAGTAGAAACTGTAGCCATATCTTAATCCTCCTTATACCAAGTTAAAGCGAGCAGTTACAAGAGCTTCGGGACGAAGAATCTTGCGACCATATAGATGCATACCGCGAACAACGTCAGCAAAGCTGTCTGGGTCACGATAAGTTTCAGTCTTGTTGATCTGCTCAGCAGTAGCAACAGCTGAAGAGTGACCACCAACAACAATACCATAGTTGCTTGCATTGGTGCCACCAACGGTGTCAGAACCAGTACCGATTGAAGGTAGGTTGTTTGAGACGTAGACCTTAAAACCGTGTAGGTTGTTTAGGACTAGACCGTTCTGTAGACCAGAACCACCGAAGTCAGAATTAAATAGACGTGAATCTTCGTCTTGTAGAATTTCCTTAAATACAGGATCAATTACAAGCCAACGACCGTTGGTGTCTACATTCTGTTGGTTTAGCTTACGAGCCATACGAGCAATAACTTGTAGGGCATAAGCATTACCGCTACCAACTACAGCACTGTCATTACCAGCGCGTGGCTTAATACCAATTGAGTAGTTAGCAGTACCGCCAAAGTCACTGGCATCTAGTTTCATGCTGGTTAGAAGTTCATCAGAACCAGCAGTAGAAACAGCCTTTGTACCGTTGACAGTAGTGTTTGCAGTGTTAGCTACACCATGAATAGCTGACTGCTTATAACCGCATAGATAGCCTAGAACGTCTTGGTCATATTGATCTGCAAGACGATAAGCGGCACGATCTGCAGCTAGTGACTGGAAGTTCACATGAGAATGAGCTTCTTCAATGTCATCAACCTTGAAAGCAAAGTAGTTAGCTTTATCAACCGTTAGGCTGAAATCTTCGTCATCAAGGTCTTGTGGGGTGATAACAGTACCGCGAGCATAAGCTTTCACTGAAATCTCTGGCTCTTTAATAATGCGGACGGTATCGCCCATGTTTGCGATTTCACCAAAATAATCTGAGTTGGTGATATCTTCGCAGACAGATGCTTTGCGGAAGGCAAGCTGCACCTGTTTGGAATAAATTACAGGGGAGAAATTACCGTTAGGTAGATTGCCATACCCTGCTGCTGATGTAAAAGCCATTGTGCTTCTCCTTATAACAGCATTCAGATGCAATCTTACAATAACCGCTAGAGGCTAATTACTAATGGGTGCAATTTAATGTTTAATCGGCCAACTAAACACCTATTGGGCCATACAAATTAGGTAAGTCTAAAGTATAATTGTAGTTGCTAAGTTTGGTTTAGTATCACATAAGTAGGTTGACCTAGCGGTGGCTACTTAAATTGATTTAAGTTATATGTGATATTTTTTAAAAGTCAAGCACTTTTAACGTGCTGAACCAGAAATATCATATATAAAGTTTCCAGTACGAATAGCGTCCATAATAGTCTCTACGTTTTTTTCGTACTCTTTAGTAGACATCTTTTGGACATCAGACTCTCTTATTTTACCATTAGAGATATTAGTTTGAGGTCTGCCTCTTCCCCTAGAGCCTACTGCTTCAGCAGCATTGCCTTTGCTTTTCTGCTGTGATTTAATATTTCTATCTGCTTTATATAAATCAATAGCTCTAGCTGCTGCTTTAGCATCGTTGTCGTTTTCATATAAAGCTTGTTGAATCCACTTAGGTTGTTCTTCAGCCCACTCATGGAAATCGTCTGAACTTCTAATAGTGTCAAAGTCAGGATGTAATTGTAGAAGCAGTGCTTCAGCTTTTTGTCGCTCTGCGTCTACTCTCATTGAGTCAATAGCAGACATACGTTCTTCTAAATCAGCTGCTTGTTCTTTCGCCTTTTTAATTGCAATTGTTTCTACGATAGCTGCAACATCTGGATACGTTTTCATCCATTGTTCTAATTCTTTTTCAGACTTAGGTAACTTAAACTCTTGTTTAGCTGTTTCCTTGATTTGACTTTTTAGCTCAGAGATCTGTTTCTGGTAGTCTTCTTGCATCTTCTGTGAGTGCCTACGAAGATCGCCATATCTTTTCTTAAAAGTTTTTTCTTCTGCGTTTGCAGGAGCTTCGTCATCATCTTCATCATCAACAGACTGTTGGTTTCTTTGTGCTTCTAATAATTCTTCTAGTTCTTCTTCGTCTCGTTTAATACGTTCTGCATTTGAATAAGGTTGTGAAATAAAGCCTTTCTTTTCAACGGGCTTAACGTCATCTAATTCGGGCATAATAATGCTTTCATTCTGGGGCCACCGTAGCCTGTATAACAGGGGGATGAGTAGCCAGCAAATCTAGCAGATTTAACGTGCTGCTAGTCCACGTTTTTTATGAGTTTTAGTTTTTACCTTTCGTTTGCTGGGTGGAATATTTGGACGCTTAACAAAGCCTCCAGTGTAAAATTCGCCACCGGGGTCTCCATCAGCATCATCTCCGCTATCTCCATTATCTCCGCTATCTCCGTTATCGGCCATACCTTCTGAGCCGTCAACTCCGTCTGGTCCTACTGATCCACCAGAACCCTCATCATCCATACCTTCTGAGGCGTCAACTGCTGCTTCTACTCCATCCGGTAGAGTATCTGTTTCACCAAAGCCTAAGCTCTCAAGACCCTCTGTAATTCCCTGACCTATAGCACCTAAAACATCTCCAAATGCACCTAAAGAACCCGGCACTCCCTGAACATCTGACATATCATAGCCACCTCCACCACTGCCGTCTTCCATATCAAGATAGTCTTGAAGAGAAGTATCTTTTTCAGTGGTAGTAGTATCTGTAATAGGTGCTTCTGGAATAAGTCTTTTTAATTCTGCATAGTTTCTAATTTCTGCTGGTGAATTAATAGGAATCCAATCGTCTTGAACCTGATCTTCTTGTGTATTAAAACCTGCAATGTCATATATAACATGAATCTGACTGTTTGGGTCCATGTAATATTTTGGGCTTGTTCCAAAAGGAGAAGTAGTAGAGCTAAACTGTGCGAGACCTGAAATCTCTGGTACTTTAGGCTCTCTTCCATAACGAGGATCTACATAAGCACCTACAGCAGCCTTTACAGGTTTTTCTTCTTGCGTCGTTTCTCCCTCTTCTTCTCCTTCCTCTTCTTCCTCTTCGCTTTCAATTTCAACATCTTTAACAACAATAGGCATACCTTGATTAAATAATGTATCTTCAGGTAAGTTTGATTCTTCACTATTTCCAAGCTGTCCCATTTCATTCATTACTTTGTAGCCCATTTTTGCTTTATCGCGTAGGCCCATAAAAAACTCTACACCAAAGTAACGAACAACATCCGCAGGAATAACCATCTCTCCTGCACTTAATTGTGCAGGAATATCGTCTTTTACTTCCTCTTCTGTGCTACCAAGAGGAACAGTATTTCCAGAATCTTTTTCTGTTGTTCCACCTTTTTGCATAAGTTTAACCATTTGATCGTACATAGCTAATCCTATCTCTGTTGTATTTGAAATTCTAAATTTTTTATTTTTTTAAGAGCATCTATAAATCCTTGTGCTCTATGTATGTCTTGTACTTTATCACTCTGTTCTAACACTCTATACTGCTGTTCTTGCAATCCATTTAAATAATCAACGAGGTTACGCCACTGGTGGTTGCCCACCAGCCCCTTGAGGAGCTGCTCCACCTGCTTCTGCTGGTTGCTGTACATTGCCTGTAAATCCTTGTTCTTGTGGTCCGGGTGCAGTGCCTGTTCCTATAGTGCCACCGCCTGCACCACTAGTGTCTGCTGGGTTGGCACCAGCTGGAGGTTGTTCTTGTTGAGGTTGTGTAGACTGAAATTTCTTAAGTAGCTCTGCTTGAATAGCAGCTTCTTCAGCAGTATTAACAACTTTGTCTGGATCGAGATCCATAGTACGAGCAATCTCAGAAATAATATAGCTAAACTTAGGAAATGCTGCAAGAGAA